CTTGATGCCATAACCGGATTCGAATTAGACAAGATTTCACTCGAAGATGACGCGAAGGAAGCCTCCGAAGTATCCAAGAACATCGCGGTATTGGAGTACGAAATTCGTACACTCAGAGACCAATTAGGTAATCTTCAAGCTGCTCATGGTGCCGTTAAAAAGTCGCTCACGGAGATTTCAGAGCTGGTAGTTAAGTTGGATGAGTCACGTATTCGACGAGATACCTTGGCCGCTGATCTGACAGACTGGAATGATATCGTAAAAGCCTGTGGAAAGAATGGAATCCAAGCTGTGATTATCGAAAACTCCATTCCAGAAATTGAACGCGAGGCTAATAATCTTCTTGCTCGGATGTCGTCCGGTAGGTTTTCCTTAGGACTCGTAACTCAAAAACCGAGTAAGACGGCAAAAGTTACAGAAACACTCGATATTAAGATATCTGACGGCGGATTGGGAATTAGACCTTACGAGACCTATTCTGGTGCTGAAAAAATGATGATTGACCTAGCAATTCGGATTTCCTTAAGTAAGCTTTTAACCCGTCGGGCAGGGGCAACGATACGAACACTGGTGCTGGATGAAACAAGTGCGGCACTGGACACGCAGAACCGTAGCGAATTCCTGCAAATCATTAATACGCTCAGGGATGACTTTGATTTGATTCTGGTTATTAGTCATCAAGAAGACGTTCAAGATGCGTTTGAGCAAAGGATTGAGGTTTACCGCACCGATGAGGGGTCAAAGGTTAGGGTGATCGCATGAGGCCTCCGAAACCAGGTGATTTCGTCCGTACTAGCCTCGGAAAAGGCTTCGTGAGGGAACGCACCGGAAGTATATATCTAGTCCAACATGGAGGCTGTCGGTTTGCGTTCCGAGCTGATGAGGTCGTGATATTGCAGACGAGAGAGGACCGATTCAAGAACGGTCCTCGCAGGTCCAAGAAAGGATACGAGTATGGAAGAGTACAGCTTTAAAAAGTCAACTTGTGAGCGGTACGATTTACGATGGGGCGCATGCGGTTGGGCAACATTCACCATCGATGAAAACGGAGGATTGTTCAACTGCCAATCGGACTATGGGAACTATAACTATGAATGGCCCAATCATGGCAGGGAATCCTTTAAGCACTTTCTTATTGGAATTACTCGGATCCCTGACTATTTACTTGGAAAAGTAGCGAAGAGAGACACCTTTGACTATGAAAAAGCTCTCAAAGGTTGGAAATTAGAGATCGTGCAAATTAGGAGAGAACGGGACTGCACTAAAGAACAAGCTCGTGACGCTTGGGAAGTCATAACCGATCAAGGGGATTACGAAAACTCGCCCGATATTCTCCTGAAAGAGATATGCGAGAGCAGTGCAATAGGCGAAATTACGGATGATCCTTGGTATGTATTTGAGATAGACAAAGAGTATTCTCCTCAAGCACTGGCCTTCGCTAATGAAGTCATGCCGATGTTCGCAGACATACTCCGGAAGGAAATCGATGCGAGCGAAAGCTAAAAAGGGCACAAATACGACCTATATTTTTTTACTCTTTTTCACAATCTTAAAGGCGATCTTTACATTCTATGCAAGTAAGTGCAATCTAATGCCAACAATTTAACAAAAAGGAGTAGATTCTTTATGTTAAAACAACCAGTTCAAAAGTGCAGATGTAAACAACGTATCGACTTTCCAGAAGGGAAGGTAAGAACAAGATGCTCTTGTGGAGCGGAATGGCAACTAGGACCAGAAGGTTTTTGGTATATCGAGTTTGCGCCAGTTTCACCAAAGAGCCGCTTTGATAGTTTCTTCGAGAGACGTGAGAAAAGGAAGCGGAGGAAGAGATAAAACTCACAATTAACTGTCTTTTTCAATTCGAGGTTTTCCTTATGGAATTTTACCATAGACGTAAGTAGGTGGGGTAATGGCTGGGTGGATTAGCATACACAGGAGGCTTCAGGGTCATTGGCTATGGGCTGAAAAACCTTACAGCAAAGGACAAGCTTGGATCGACTTATTACTATCTGCAAACCATGAGGATTGTAAATTTTTACTCGGCAATCAACTCATAGAAGTTAAGCGTGGTGATGTAGTAACGAGTGAAGTTAAATTAATGGATAAGTGGGGTTGGTCAAAGACAAAGGTGAGATCCTTCTTGGTTTTGCTAGAACGAGACTCGATGATCGTTAAAAAAACAGACCATAAAAAAACCACCCTCAGCCTAGTAAACTACGGTGTTTGGCAGGATTATCAAACTGCAAAAGAACCAGAAAAAAACCGCAAAGAGACTAGTGAGGAACCACTTCCAGACCACTTAGAGACTAGTGAAGAACCACTTCCAGACCACTTAGAGACTAGTGAAGAACCACTTCCAGACCACTTAGAGACTAGTGAAGAACCACTTCCAGACACAATCAATAACTCTAATAACTCTAATAACTCTAATAACTCTAATAAAGAGTATATACTTGTCGATTTTGAATCACTCTGGAAGCTTTATCCCAAGAAGGAAGGAAAGGGTCAAGTCAGTAAAACGCAAAAGGAAAAACTGCACAAGATCGGGATCGAAGAAATGACGAGAGCCATTAATCGCTATGTTAATGCGAAGTCAGGAACTGACAGGAAGTACCTTCAGAATGGGAGTACATTTTTCAATAGTGGTTATGTGGATTACTTAGATGCTAATTATCAGGATCAAGGAGGAACAAATGACGGAAACAAAGTTAAATCCAATACAATCGATCAAGGAGATCCTAGGCCTTGGGAAAATGACCCCTACCTCGTCGGCATCCTCGGAAGAAACGAGGAAGAGACTTAACATCTTCAACGTCGGAACCGGATACAACCTGAAACCAGAGGAAAAGGTCTTCACCTGCAAAAAGTGTGAAGATCGGGAGATTGTCGCTGTCGGACTAGATCCCTACGGATTAACTCTTTATGCGGATTGTATTTGCAAAGTCAAGAAGAACGCAGCGCGAAAGCTTAAATCATCAGGGTTAACACCCCAACAACTTCGGTACAACCTTTTTGATTATCGTGTTAACGATGGAAACCGGAAGATGTATCGAGGGGTGGAAAAATATCTAAAGGCGTGGCCCGACTTGATCAAGAGTAATTCAGACGCTAAAGGTTTCCTCTTGCTCGGTAATGCCGGAATCGGGAAAACGATGTTAGCGAGTATTATCGCGAAGGACATGCTCGACAAGGGAATTCAAGCTGTTTTTGTCTCTTCAGCTGATCTACTGGCAGAGTTAAGGGATGCTCAATTCAGGAAAGATGAAAGCGGCATCGAGGCAAAGATCGAGACATTGGCTAAAGCCCAGGCTTTAATACTGGACGATGTCGGCAAGGAAAAACAAACCGAGTGGGTTCAGGCAATGTACTACAGGTTGATTGACTTGCGTTACCGCGCTAATTTACTTACTGGATTTACCACGAATTATTATCCGAAGCCTCTTGAGGAGCGATTGGGAGATTTCGGAGAAGCAACGGTTTCGAGGATGTTGGGAATGACGGTTGATTATCTCTTGTTCGCCAAGGATTACGACCATAGGACGAAGAGGGACTAGGAGGTGGACAACCACGAACACCTACGCGATCACTTTCAATGGCCATATCTATAACTCAATTGGAGAAACGGCAGCAAAGTCAAAGTATGAACTTTTCCTGAAGGAAGAATTCGGAGACTTTCTTAGTTTTGGGGAATTTGTTAAATATGCAAAATGCAAACTTCTGCATAAGTTCAAAGTTCAAGACTTGTTTACCAAGAATATCGAAGGATTTAACCGCATGAAAATGCTCAGAGGTATCGAGTTTGCCCAATTAGGCATGAAGGTTGAGGGTAATGGAAAGCCGGGCGTGATTGTTGGGCACAACAGTAGCCTAAACTTAGACATTTGCTTTACCGGAGAGCATCGGCGAAGTAACTGCCATCCATGGTGGAGGGTAAAGTATTTCGACAACAAGGGAGATTTGATCAAGGAGTACGGAGATTCAGAGTAAACAGACGTGGAGGTGAACGAGGTATTGAAAAAACAAAGCATATTTAAATATGCCGAGTTACAGGAAATGCAATCATGGGAACTCGATAAAAAGATTGAAAAAGCCAAAGAAATAATTCGCGAAACATTTAAACGGGGTAAAAAAATCGCTCTTGCCTTTTCTGGCGGAAAAGACTCAACGGCGCTATGGCATTTAATTCTTACAACCTGTCCAGAGCAAGCTAAGAATATGGTTGTTATTTTCGGTAATACGGGTGTTGAGTATAAAGAATCACTCTATTTTGCCCGTGACCTTGGAAAAAAGTGGGGCGGAGAGAATTTCTACGAAACTAAACTTGACCGCATAAAAGTTCCGCGTCTGAAATACGAGGCGCAAAAAGAAGTCTTAATACTGATCGAGGAGCGCGGCGAAGTCGCTAGATATCTAAACAAAAAAGGTCGCTTGCTCTCAACCGATAAGTTGAACGAAGCTGTGACCCCAGAAATGTGGGAAGACTTTCGCCGTCGCAAGCTCGTATGGGAAAAGGGAACTCAAGTCAGCTTCTGGTTTATTGCCGAACAATACGGCTTTCCAATTCTCGGTAAAGATGCTACTAAACTCGATGCGCCCCGGATTAACATTAACGTGTTTCTTAAATACAGTCCGGAGCAATCGAAGGGAAACGACAGGTATTACGAAATGCTGAGAAAGTTCCCCGATATGAGAATATCGCATAGTTGTTGTAACTTCATTAAGGAACGACCTTCGCAAAAACTCCAAAAGAAACTTGGGTGCGACACGCTTTTTCGAGGCCTGCTAGCAAGTGAATCAAGGCGCAGGACTTTTACCTTTCTCGACTATGGATTTCTATACAATACGGCTGACAATTATTTGTATTCCAACCCTTTGTCAATTTGGAATGATGTTGATGTTTGGGATTATATACACAAATTTGATGTGCCTTATGCACCGTTGTATGACCTGATAGATGAGGGCGGGAAAAAACTGTTTGAACGTAATGGCTGCTACACTTGTGGTACTGGCCTTGCTTACGAGAGAAATAACATTGAAATCCTACGCAAATATTACCAGCAAAAATGGGAGGCTTTAATGAGATATGGCATGGCAAAGGAGATGAAAACATTTGCCTGTGCTATCAGTGACGACATAAGGTTGAACGCCCTAGAGCATGACTGGCTATTAGATATGAGGCCGTGCGCATTCGATAGGTTGACACCGAGGAAAAACATACTCGAAGACCTACAATACGGAACATTATTATTTTAAGGGGCTGGCATAATGCCAAACTTCACAAGTAACTGGCAAGGATTATGGCTTAGGGAAAGGCGAAAACACCGATTGCATGGAGTGCGGTGCAAGCTTTGAGGCATATATTCACTCAACTAATTTAGAGGGGGAAGATGATGAGTAATGAGTATTAAGATCAACAAACTGGAAATAGAAAACGTCAAGCGCGTAAAGGCTGTCAAAATCGAGTTTACTGCAAATGGCCTGACCGTGATTGGCGGTAAAAACAATCAAGGCAAAACGTCTGTACTGGACGCTATAGCGTGGGTCTTAGGAGGAAACTCATATAAGCCTTCCGATGCACAGCGGACTGGATCAGTCATTCCACCTAACCTTCATATGGTCATGTCTAATGGGTTGGTCGTAGAAAGGAAGGGTAAAAATAGCGATCTAAAAGTCATTGATCCGAACGGTCAAAAAGGCGGGCAAAAGCTTCTTGACGAGTTTGTCGGGCAGTTAGCCCTTGATCTACCTAAGTTTATGCAAGCGACTAGCAAAGAAAAGGCCAATACCTTGCTTCAGATCATCGGCGTGGGGGACAAGTTGTATGAGCTAGGGAAGCAGGAGCAGGAAACATACAACAAGCGCAAAACTATTGGTCAGATCAAAGATCAGAAAAGCAAGTTTGCAAAGGAAATGACCTATCACCCTGATGCGCCGAAAGAGCCAATTTCAGCCGGTGATCTAATCAAGCAGCAGCAAGAAATACTCGCTCGTAACGGAGCTAATCAGTCAAAACGCCAAAGACTTCGGGAGATCTCGACAACCGTTAATAATTTATCAAACCAAATGGCTGAATTGCAAAGGAGATTGGACGCTGCACTTGCCGATCAAGAAGTTGCAAGCAAGCCAGCTCTTGATCTTCACGACGAAAGCACTGAAGAGCTGGAAAACAATATTACCAACATTGAGTCCATCAACATTAAGGTAAGAGCCAATCTTGACAAAGACAAGGCCGAACAGGATGCCCTTGAATACAGCAACCAGTATGCTGCCCTTACGGCGCAAGTAGAGGGCATCAGGAAAGAGAAGGTTGACCTACTTACCAATGCAGACCTACCTCTCCCTAACCTATCAGTCGTAGATGGTGAATTGACCTACAACGGTAGAAAATGGGATGGCATGAGTGGATCTGATCAGCTAAAAGTGTCGGTGGCCATCGTGAGAAAGCTTAATCCTAATTGTGGTTTTGTTCTTATGGATAAGCTGGAGCAGATGGACATGGATACCATGAACGAGTTCGGACAGTGGCTGGAAGCTGAGGGATTGCAAGCTATAGCCACCAGGGTGTCAACTGGTGATGAGTGCTCGATCATTATTGAAGACGGTTATGTCAAGGGAGCAGATGAATCGGTTCAGGAAGTAGCTCCGACATGGAAGGCTGGTGAGTTTTGATGCCAGAACGTAAAGATCTTATTCTTCATCTGTGGAATCGTGTTAATCGATCTGGAATAAAGGAGCTTATTGACTTTTTGAATGAGTCTGACTTTTTCCAAGCCCCATGCTCAGTGAAATACCATTTAGCAAAACAGGGAGGTTTGGCAGAACACAGTTTGAATGTCTATGGCCTACTGGATGAAAAAGTAAATCGGTTTAAAATTGATGTTCCAGAAGAATCAGTGATTATTTGTGGCCTTGGTCACGATCTCTGCAAGATTAACTTTTACCAAGAAGGAGGGGATCCGTGCAGTGATTCCCAATACAGTTACCTTTGTAGTCTTTGGGCACAAAAACAGGGGATATTTTTAGGTACGAATGTAAAACCAGACCTATTTATAAAACTATTAGGGGAAGATGGTCAGTTTCTACGATCAATTCCTTCTGCAAGTGCAACGATCTTGATCGATTGGCTTAAGAATCGACATCGAGATCCATTCCCAGAATTACCAGTTGTGTATTCGATTAAGGATCAGCTCCCCTTGGGCCACGGCGAGAAGTCATTAAGCGTTCTTCAAGGCTTTATTAAACTTACTGAGTTTGAGAAGCTTGCAATTCGCTGGCATATGGGGGCCTGGGACTTGAGTGACTATTCCGGTAGGTGGGCCTTTAATAACGCCAACAAAATGACGCCCCTTGTGGCATTACTTTCAACAGCAGACTTTGAAGCGGGGAATATTTTGGAAAGAGAAGAGGTTGAATTTTAATTATGCAAATATCACGCGGTAAAATCGCAAGTGCTCAAAAGTGCGTAATTTATGGACCGGAAGGCATTGGCAAATCAACCTTCTTGTCAAAATTCCCTAATATCATTTTTGCAGACGTAGAGGGAAGTACCAAAAAGCTAGATGTTGCCAGAACCCCTAAGCCAAGTAGCTGGACTATGCTCCTTGAGCAAGTTAGATATTTTATCAAAAACCCTCACAAATTAAACACTTTTGGCTTAGATACTGCAGATTGGGCAGAAAAATTATGTGCTGTAGAATTATGTGCAAAATCCAACAAGGATGGAATTGAAGGATTTGGATATGGCAAGGGGTACACCTATCTTGCCGAGGAATTCGGAAAGCTACTAAATCTGTTGGAAGAACTCGTTGAGGCCGGAGTAAATGTTGTAATTGCCGCCCATGCTTTTACGAGAAAATTCGATCTTCCAGATGAAATGGGATCATACGATAGGTGGGAATTAAAACTTACTAAGTATGTAGCTCCCATGGTTCGAGAATGGGCAGATATGGTTTTATTTATAAACTATAAGACCTATGTTGTTGATGTAGATGGTCAGGGCTTGCAAAAGGGCAAAAATAAGGCCCAAGGCGGGAAGCGTGTCATGTATACTACGCACCACATATGCTGGGATGCCAAGAACCGCCATGATCTAAAGGAAGAATTGCCTTTTGATTTTAAGGAAATTGCTCATTGTATACCAGTTAAGGGAAGCGCAACTACTCCACTGGTCACCAAAGATCCGGAGCAAAAGCCAGTGGATAAACCTTCTAATCCAGAAGTAAAAATAAACGAGCCAGCTAAGACGGAACAAACCACAATTACAGAACCACAAAAAAAAGAAATCAAAGAGCCATTGACCCAGCAGAATCCGCCTAAGCAAGACCTAACTGGTGTTCCTAAGCCACTGGCAGACCTGATGGCTGCAAACAGCGTAACAGTTGAGGAAATCCAACAGGCTGTAGCCAGCAAAGGATATTACCCATTAAACGCACCAATATCAAATTATGATCCTAACTTTGTTTCTGGTGTTCTCGTTGCAGCATGGACCCAGGTGTTCCAGATGATCAAAGATTTTAGGGATGATATACCTTACTGATACAACATTGTAAACTAACCACGGCCGAGAAAAGTTGACAATAGAGGAGGAAACAATCAATGAGTGACGAAGGACGCGAGTTTAGTTGGGACGATCAAATCGAGAATGACGGACCAGATTTTGTGGTATTGCCAGAAGGTGACTATGACTTTGAGGTTGTGACCTTTGAGCGTGCCAGACACAACGGCAGCGATAAGCTTCCCCCATGCAATAAGGCGATTGTTCACATCAAGATACAAGGATCACAAGGCGAGACCACTATTAAACATAATCTGTTTTTACACTCGATAACCGAAGGTATGTTGTGTGCGTTCTTCACTGGCATCGGTCAACGCAAGAAAGGCGAAAAGGTTACGATGAACTGGAACGCTGTAGTCGGAGCAAAGGGCCGCTGTAGAGTCGGAGTCCGTAAGTGGACGAGTGATAAGGGTAATGAAATGACTAACAATGAAATCAAGAAATTCTATGATCCGGGAGAAGCAACGCCGGCCAAAAGTTTTGAGGCTGGGAGGTTTTAGTCAATGCAGCTTAGGAAATATCAAGAGGAAGCAAAAGCAGCGGTTCTGGATCAATGGGCCAACAACATACTCAAAACCCTATTGGTGCTCGTAACTGGCGGAGGCAAGACCATAATATTTTCAAAGATCGCTGAGGAATGCGTTAAAGACGGTGAGCGAGTTTTAATACTTGCTCACCGAGGGGAACTACTTGATCAAGCAGCCGACAAAATGATGAAAGCGACTGGCCTTGGTTGTGCAGTAGAAAAGGCTGAGAGCTCATGTATGGATAGCTGGTATCGTGTAGTCGTTGGATCAGTGCAAACGCTCATGAGGGAAAAGCGCCTCATGCAATTTCCACCTGATTATTTTAATACCATCATAGTCGATGAGGCCCACCACTGCTTATCTGATAGCTACCAACGCGTTCTTGGTTATTTTGATAAGGCAAAGGTACTGGGTGTTACTGCTACGCCTGATCGTGGTGATATGAAGAATCTAGGCCAATATTTTGAAACCTTAGCCTACGAATACACGTTGCCCAAGGCTATCAAGGAAGGTTATTTGTGTAAGATAAAGGCTCAAACTATCCCGCTAAAATTGGACTTAACAGGCGTAGGATCACAGGCCGGTGATTATAAGACTTCCGACTTAGGCAATGCCTTGGACCCTTATTTGCACCAAATTGCCGATGAGATGGCAAAGTACTGCATGGATCGCAAAACTGTTGTCTTCTTACCGCTAATTAAGACATCACAGAAGTTCCGCGATGTCTTAGAGTCTAAGGGATTCAGCGCAGCAGAAGTAAATGGTACTAGCGAGGATCGGGCGCAGATCCTTAAGGATTTTGAAACCGGCAAATATAACGTGCTTTGTAACTCCATGCTACTCACAGAAGGTTGGGATTGTCCTGCAGTGGACTGTATTGTCGTTCTTAGACCAACTAAAATCAGAAGTCTTTATGTACAGATGGTCGGGCGCGGTACCCGCTTATTTGATGGTAAAGACTATTTATTACTCTTAGACTTTTTATGGCACACAGAAAAACACGAGCTTTGTCACCCGGCCCATTTGATCTGTTCTTCGCCAGAAGTAGCTCAAATCATGACTGAGAACATCGAAGAAGCTGGCTACCCAGTAGATATTCAAGAAGCTGAAGTCAAGGCCACAGAGGACGCAGTGGCCGCCCGGGAGGAAGCACTAGCAAAACAACTCCAAGAAATGAAACATCGGAAGCGCAAGCTCGTGGATCCTCTCCAATTCGAAATGAGTATCCAAGCTGAAGACCTAGCCAGCTATGTCCCAGCGTTTGGTTGGGAGATGGGGCCACCTTCAGATAAACAGGTCAAGACACTTGAGAAATTAGGAATATTCCCGGATCAGGTCGAGAGTGCTGGCAAGGCTGCCAAGCTTTTAGACAAGTTAGATATGCGTCGAACGGAAGGATTAACGACACCAAAGCAAATTCGATTTTTGGAGGGCCGTGGGTTTGAACACGTTGGAACATGGGAGTTTGAGGTAGCAAAAAAGCTCATTGACCGAGTTGCTGCCAATGGTTGGCGGGTACCTCATGACATCAACCCATCGGAGTATAAGCCAGTAATTAATAATCACGATTCGAGTATGGGAGGAATATGGCTATGAGGTTTTCATGCCACAAATCAATCCTAAACGAAGGAATTGCAGCTGTACAAAAAGCTGTAGCAACTAAATCAATGCTTATCCTTCAAGGTGTCCTCGTTTCCCTCAAGGGAAGTGACCTCCAATTTACAGCAACAGACCTAGAAATGGGCATACAGCACACAATTCACATTATTGACGCGCAAAAGGAAGGATCTTGTGTTGTGCCAGCAAAACTATTTAGCGATATCATCAAGAAACTTCCGAACTCTCAAGTTGATATTGAGGTAAAAGATGGTCAAATGTTTATTAACTACAAGGGATCATCTATAGAGTTACAAATCTTACCGGCCGATGAATTTCCGACACTTCCTGAAGGATCAGATATGGAGATAATCATCCCATCCGATGTACTAAAAAAAGGCGTAACCAAAACGATTAAAGCCGTAGCAACCGAAACAAATCGACCAGTGTTTACCGGGATACTAATAGCCATAAAAGATGGTGGAATAGAGTTTGTCGCGACTGATACCCATCGACTGGCCATCTTGTCAAGCAGCATAGATTATTATGGAGAATTCAAAGCCATTATCCCGGCTAAGGCATTATTGGAAGCTTTGAAATTCAGTGGAGATATAAAACTAAAGGTGTCTAGTGGCTCTCAAATCATTCTTGAATCTAACGCAACGAAGGTGTTCGCTCGAACGATTGATGGACAGTTTCCAAATTATAATCAAGTAATACCACAAGCCCATTTAACCTCCATAAAGTTATCGAACGAGGAATTTAAAGGATCCATTAACCGAGCCATTTTGTTCACCGATAGCGATTCTAAGGTGATTAAATTAGATGGCTCGAAGAGGATTTCTATAGTGAGTGGAAGCCAGAAAGGAAAGATTAACGAGCATATTGATGTGGAGCATACTGGTGAACCTGTTGAGATCGCAGTTAATGCTCGGTTCATCTTGGACGCACTGGACTCTGTTGGCGAAACGGTTGAAATGGAATTGAATGGAGCGTTTTCGCCGGTGATGCTTAGAGATGAGGGATATATCCATATCGTGTTACCGGTTAGGGTGTCTTAGATGGAGTATATCGATTTTTTGAAATCGAAGATAACTCTGGCAAAAGATACTGGATTTGTTATTTCTCCAGATGAAGTTAATCCGATTCTCAAACCACACCAACGAGACGCAGTAATTTGGGCTATCAAGGGCGGCAGAAGGGCACTTTTCGAATCCTTTGGGCTAGGTAAAACGATTCAGGAATTAGAGTTTTGCCGCATTGTGACGGACCGCAAAGGTGGGTATGCTCTAATAGTTTTACCACTTGGAGTTAAACAAGAATTTACGAAAGATGCTGTCAATTTACTTAGAATGGAAGCGCCTGAGTATGTCCGGAATATGGTCGAAGTTAGGCAATCCAAGGGGCGAATCATGATAACAAATTATGAGCGTGTCAGAGATGGTGACATTGACCCTAAGTATTTCATTGCTACCTCATTGGATGAAGCATCTGTATTAAGAAGTTACGGTTCACTCACCTATCAGACGTTCTTAGGTAAATTTAAGGGCGTGCCATTTAAGCTAGTAAGCACGGCTACGCCTTCGCCAAACAAGTACAAAGAGCTAATTCATTATGCTGGGTACCTCGAGGTAATGGACACCGGATTAGCGCTTACAAAGTTCTTTCAAAGGGATTCAACCAAGGCAAATCAACTCACCCTATACCCTCATAAAGAGGTTGAATTTTGGCTATGGATGTCGAGCTGGGCGCTGTTTATCACTAAGCCATCAGACCTTGGATACTCGGACGATGGATACGATCTTCCTCCAATGGAAATCAGGTACCACGAAATCCCGACAGATCATTCAGGTGCAGGATCAGAAAGGGACGGACAAGGTAAAATTTTTAGGGACGCTGCACTTGGGCTGAAGGACGCGGCACGAGAGAAGAGAGAGAGTATCAATGAGCGCGTCAGGAAGATGACTGAGATAGTTCAGAATAATCCAGATGACCATTTCATACTTTGGCACGATTTAGAGGCAGAGAGACACGCTATAAAAAAAGCTTTGCCCGAATCGGTTGAAATTTATGGTAACCAAGACTACGAGATTAGGGAAAAACGAGTTATTGACTTTTCTGAGGGAAAAACTCGTTTGTTCGCTACGAAGAAAGAGCTCAGTGGAAGTGGTTGTAACTTCCAGTACCATTGCCACAGGGAAGTATTTCTAGGTATTGATTATCAATTTAATGATTTTTTTCAAGCTATTCACAGGGTTTACCGATTTCTCCAGAAGGAACCAGTTATTATTGACATCATCTACACCGAGTCAGAGCGGCAAATCCTGCAAGTTCTTCAAAAGAAATGGGAACAACATAATTACCTTGCGGAGAAAATGACGGAGATTATCAAGAGATACGGCCTATCTACCACTTCACTCATGGACAAGATGGCCAGAAGTATTGGAGTTGAGAGAGTGAAAATTGAATCAGAACACTTCACAGCTGTAAATAACGATTGCATTTTAGAAGTGGCAGGAATGGAAGAGAATAGCATGGATTTATGGTTCAGCTCAATTCCTTTCTCCACTCACTATGAATATTCTCCGAGTTATAACGACTTTGGCCATAACGAGGACACAGACAAGTTCTTCGAGCAAATGGACTATTTAACGCCTGAAGTGCTAAGAACATTGAAGCCCGGCAGAGTATTCGTTTGCCATGTTAAGGATCGTGTACTTTTTGGCAATGCAACGGGTACCGGAATGCCGACGATTGAGCCCTTTCACAGCCTTTGCATTCACCACTACATGAGGCATGGATTCCAGTATTTCGGCATGATCACAATTGTTACGGATGTTGTGCGGGAGAATAACCAAACCTATCGTCTAGGATGGTCGGAGCAATGCAAGGATGGATCTAAGATGGGTGTTGGTTGCCCAGAGTACATCTTGTTATTCAGGAAGTTACCGAGCGATACAAGCACAGCCTATGCAGATATTCCGGTTGTGAAAACCAAGGATGAATATACTCGAGCACAGTGGCAGATTGATGCGCATGGTTTTTGGAGATCATCCGGGGATAGATTTCTTTCCAAGGATGAGATCAAGTCCGTTGACGTTGGCAAGCTGCAGTCTGTTTATCGAAAATTTTCCCGTGAGTCAATCTATAGCTACGAAGAACACGTGGAGATCGCAAAGAGGTTAGATGCCGATGGTCATCTTCCAGCATCGTTTATGGTTGTGGCTCCGGGATCATGGACTGATGAAGTTTGGGACGACATTAACCGGATGAGGACGTTTAATTCAGATCAAAAGCGAAAGAATTTACAAATGCATGTTTGTCCCCTTCAGTTCGATACCGTTGAGCGAATCATTAACCGCTATTCCAATCCCGGAGAATTAGTGGGTGACTTCTTCGGAGGACTAATGACGGTACCTGAAAGGGCAGTAAAACTAGGCCGTAGAGGTTATGGTATTGAATTGAGTGTTGATTATTTCAGGGATGGAGTTAGCTATCTTAAGGCTGCTGAAGAAAAAGTAAGCATGCCATCGTTATTCGATTTCATGGAGGGATAAATAATAGACCGATAAGGCTACTTATTCAGCAGTCTTATCGGTCACACTGGAAGGGTTTTCTTGATCCTTATCAATAATCCAACGGTTGTCAATCTTAACAGCTATAACCTTCCCGGCGGCACAAAGGTTTTTGATATATCCGGGCTTTAATCCCCAAAGATTGGCGGCTTCGTTTACTCCCATGATGTTACTTAAAACACTCATTGTTTAACGATCACCCAATCACCGGATATTGCCCTAAACTCGATTTGTGCAACAGTATCCAGTTTACTACACTCCTCAGTCAACCATTCATCGTTATCGTTGTCTTCCAAAAACTGAGAAAGTGAACCGTTGAAAACCTCATTACCGTCGTTGTGTACCATAATTTCCATGTCGATCATCCTTTCGATTATGCGTTAACGCACTTAATACATTCAATATATCATATGCGTTAACGCACTGTAAATGATATCTTAGTAGTTTGTGTAAGTAATTTATGGAGGGTTGATAGGGGGCATAGACTTGGAAAAACAAACCGATCTGCTCGAAATATTAGATCACATTGACCCTGCTCAGCTAAATTACCAAGACTGGGTAAACGTCGGCATGGGACTAAAGGAAGCAGGATTTACCGCGTCCGCATGGGATGAGTGGAGCCGTGGTGATTCACGTCGCTACCATGCTGGCGAGTGCTTTAAAAAATGGGATAGCTTCCACGGAAACGCGAAACCAATCACAGCGGGAACAATCGTTCAGATGGCAATGGACCAAGGATGGCAGCCTGATAGATCAGAAAGCGCACACGAGCTGGATTGGGATTCTGTTATTGGTACCAAGGATGACTTGACGATCATTGACAAGAACTGGGTAGAGGGTAAAGAGGTAATAGAGCCGGTATCGTGGGACCATGTAGCACAACTTGTGAAGTATCTCGAAACTCTTTTCGAAGCATCAGAGAATGTAGGCTATGTCACTGGTACTTATGAAATGAAAGACGATAAGACTGGAGAAATAGTCAACAAGCCTACTAAAGGAAACTGTGACCGTACAGCTGGTCAATTAATTGAACTGCTTAGCATATGCGATGGAGACATTGGGGCTGTTATTGGTGACTACAAGCCCGAGGTTGGAGCATGGATTCGATTCAATCCATTGGACGGTAAAGGCGTTAAGAACGAAAATGTCACTGATTTCAGATTCTCCTTAGTTGAATCTGATGAAATGGAAATTGACAAGCAAAATGCAATAATCCGTGAACTTGAGTTGCCTGTTGCATGTTTAGTTCACAGTGGCAAGAAAAGTTTGCACGCAATTGTAAGAATCGATGCTGATACTTATGAAGAATATCGCAAAAGAGTTGACTACTTATACAATGTTTGTGCTAAGAATGGCCTCAAGGTAGACACGCAAAACCGCAATCCATCAAGGCTTTCTCGAATGCCTGGAGTAATGCGTAACGGCCAGAAACAGTTTATTGTGGATACCAACATTGGCAAGGAATCATGGAAGGACTGGCAAGAATGGATCGAGGGTATTAACGACGATCTGCCTGAGCCAGAGAGCATGGCCACATATTGGGATAACTTGCCCGATCTGTCGCCACCTCTCATCCATAATATACTCAGACAGGGCCATAAGATGATGTTAGCTGGGCCAAGTAAAGCCGGTAAGTCGTTTGCTCTCATCGAGCTATGTTGTGCCATTGCAGAGGGTAAAAAATGGATGGGTTGGGATTGCGCCCAAGGGAAGATCATGTACTTAAACCTTGAGCTTGATAGGGCTAGCTGCCTACATCGTTTCAAGGATGTATATCAAGACTTAGGGTGGGAGCCGAGGAACTTGGGCAATATTGATGTTTGGAATCTAAGGGGAAAATCAGTCCCGATGGATAAGTTGGCACCTAAACTGATTAGAAGGGCACAAAAGAAAAACTACACAGCCATTATCATCGATCCCATTTACAAGGTCATTACCGGTGATGAAAATAGTGCCGACCAGATGGCTGCCTTTTGTAATCAATTTGACCGAGTTTGCACCGAATTAGGGGTCGCCGTGATCTATTGCCATCATCATTCGAAGGGTAGCCAAGGCAATAAGCGGAGTATGGATAGGTCTTCGGGATCGGGTGTATTTGCCCGGGATCCGGATGCACTCTTGGATCTTATTGAACTTGATTTAACGGACTCACTCCTTAAGCAGGAAGAGAATAAAGCCGTCTGCAAGGTGTGCGAATCATGGCTACGAAAGCATGTTCAGCGTTGGGAAGATGAAGTATCTCAAGACGATTTATGCAGTGAAAAGCAAATGATATTGGCCTGTGACAAACTGCTAGGGCAAGAATTATATCGGGAAATGCTCAATGAAATCTATCCAGTTAGGCAGAAAGTACGGCAGAGGTCAGCGTGGAGAATCGAAGGAACGCTGAGAGAATTCCCTAAATTTAACCCTGTGAATATTTGGTTTGATTATCCTACGCACCAGGTGGACGAGGTAGGAAGCTTAAAAGACGTCGAGACTGAAGGGGCAGCACCATCGTGGAAAAGTAATTTTGGTAAGAAAAAAGATCCTCAAGAACGCAAGAAGGAACGACTAGATTCACTAGAAACTGCTATCAAGGGATGCTCTTTTGATGGAAATATTACAGTTCAGGCGCTCTCGGAATACATGGGGACAGTGGATAAAACAGTACGAAATAGAATCAAGGAGCATCCAAAATATGAAATTGTCCAAAATGAAGTTAGGGAAATAATCGAGAAAAGGTAACCTTTTTCCTTTAGGGAAAGTAGGAAAAAGATCGAGAATTACTTTCCCTAAAGGAAGAAAAAGTCGGTGTTTTATTATTTCCCTATTACTTTCCCTCAGGGAAGAAAAAGTCGGTGTTTTATCGAGATTTTCCCTCAGGGAAAGGGAAAGGGAAAATCTATACTACGTATAGGTGTTTTTCCCTTTCCCTAGCACGTGGGTTACGGGGGAAAGTAAGGAGGCGTCGGTGGCCCTCCTTACCTTCCTTCCCCTATCCGTAACTAGGAGAATTTTTCAGAGGGTTAAAAAAGGCGAATGTAAAATTAAGGAGGTAAAAATATGGAAGCTCAGAAATTGATTGCTGTTGAAGAATTTAATGGCAAGTACAAAATCAACGAAGATTATCGACCGGTCGCTGAAGCTCTAAAAACAAAATTCAAAGAGCTTGAATATGTGCCAGTTAAAAATATCCTGTTCATCGAAAACACTGAGGACAAGCGCAAGAAGAATAACTTAATTGTTTATGCTCAGATAAGCAAGATGCCGCCAAAGTTTGAGGAGATTATTTATCAAGTAACTAAAAAACGCTTTGAGTACATGCTGGAGATCTTCAAGGAAAACACAATGCAAATGAGCAGGTCGCAGATCATCGCGCTGATCTATCACGAGCTAAAACATATTCAGTTGGTGCAGTCAAAGGATGGTCCCAAGATCGATCTCGTTGGCCATGACGTAGAAGACTGGCTAAACATGGTTGAGAAACTGGGGCTTAACTGGGCTAGTACCAAAGGATCAATACCCAACCTCTTGGACGAAGATATTAACTGGGAGAGCATCGAAGGGCCACATAGTCTTTTCCCTGCTGAAATATCACTAAAGCTGGTGAAATAAATGCGAATAGAGTTTTTTATGCCGATGGAACCACCAACGTCAACACACCAGATGAAAAAAGCTAGATGTGTAAAAGGCAAACCGCAGTTTTACGAACCAACTGAGCTACAAGTCGTAAGGGCTAAACTAAAGGCTCATTTAGCTGGGCATATCCCTAGCGAGAGATTGTATGGAGCATTAAGACTTGTCACAAAGTGGTGTTTCCCAATTACCCATAAGCACAATCAAGACGGAGAATACAAGACTACCAGGCCAGATGCTGACAACATGATCAAGTTGCTTAAGGATGTTATGACGGATCTTGGCTACTGGTACGATGATGCACAAGTGGCATCGGAGATTACTGAAAAATTTTGGGCCAAGGTACCCGGTATTTATGTGGTCATCGAAAGCCTTTAAGGTGGTGGAGTGATGCAGGAGAAGAAAAGGTATCTTGGCGATCCACGGGGAGACAAAAAGGATGATCACACACACTGGCAAGAGTTACTCTGGAACTGCTGGCATATGGATCATTCGTTGTACTATCTGCTGCATGGTATTCGATGTGGTGGGGCCGAGGTCATACGTACTCAGAATGGCTTCAGGTTAATGCCTGGTGAATGGTTAGATGATGAGTGGGAAGAGATTAAGCGAGATAAACTTAGCCCCTTTAGGGATAAGCTGATTCATATTTTTAAACTTACTAGATTTGGCAAGGTAACAAATGAAAAGTTGCCTGATGGAGTTTTTGTAGATCAAAGGAGGATGTTTGGGTGAGATTCGGGACAGTTGAGACGGAGAGGCTTATACGAGACAAGCATTTACCAGAGGCTGGGCCAGTGAAGAGCTATCAACTCGAAGAAGAAATCGAGACTAGAATTGCCAGTAATCTACAGATCCTGATCAGGATCGGCAAGCCTCAGTTAAAAATTGAACACGATGAACGCCGAAGCGTAATTCAACAGATTATCATTGAGTGCTGTAAGGAATTAGACAAGTAATCTTGAAAAGTGAGAGGTGATCAGGCATGGGTAAAAAAACGGGTACAGTCAATATTCAGGAAATAGCTGTTGCAGCTGCTGTTGAAGCGTTGAAGGTCCACAAGAACGAGGAACGGGAGAGAGCAAGAAAAAACAGATTCCACAACACCGAACTCCTACTTAAAAAGTATCCGAGCCTGATTAAGCACATCGAACTTTCGCAGGATAAAGTTTCGGGCGAAGATCTAGAAGCCTACAACTTCGAAGAATCTGACATGGAGGATGTTATCGTTTACGCCATAAGGCGCGGCAGGGCACGAACGCTGGTAATGGTCATGCAGGTAGAAATATCACTGATAACGCTTCGGGAAAAGATGATCGAGCAAGGCAAACCTGAAAAGTACCTTGTTATTGACAAGCTTTACCTAGATCCTGTTAAGAGTTTAATGCCGTGGAAGGAACGAGTTCGGGTTATAGCGGCAGAACTACACTGTTGTGAAAAGTCAGTATATACGTGGAAAAATGACATGGTTGAAGAGCTAAGTATTATGATCTTTGGCGTAGATGGCTTGCGGTTAGCGTTTTAGCGGGTTTTTGAAGGGCTTGACAACCTGCTACAATAAGTCTACATTTACACCACGAATATGCCGTGTTATAATACTAGTATCAAATTTTATGAAACGAAAATGCACAAAAGCGCTTCCGCAGGGGGCGCTTTTTCTATACCCATAGAATGCGCCTTCTCTAGGATGATACTATCTTGATACTATTGGACACTATTTTCGTGATATAGTGATAGAGTCAAATTAAATTAATCAGACATCTCCAACGCGGAGGTGTCTTTTCTTATTACGTCCTGGAGGTGATTTCCATGGGGTTTAATTGTGTTGGTTATGAGTACAGAGAACCTGGGCTTACACCTAATTGTGCTAATTCTAAAAACTGGGACGGCATAAAGTGTTTAGTCCAAAAGTTGTTGGATGAGTTGCATGAGGAGAGTATAAATTTTCATGCGTTTGATCGGATGATGCGGGGGAATTGAGGGGTGAGGATAGAATGATAACTGAATCGTCTCTGATATCGTTCTAGGTGGAATATGATAGGTTCTTCTGGCGCTCCCTGACTCATGCGGGGCTTCAGACTAGATCGGAAG